TCGAAGTACATTTGCGTCTGCAGGGGATGCCCCTGCAAAGCGTAGTTGATGACGAGCGCGTAGAAGAAGGTCATGTTGCCCACTCCTCTACCGTAATCTGGCTTTCATCAGTGATGTTGACGAAGGCAGGTTTATAAGCGCAACGCTTCCAGTGAGCGATAGCCATCTTCCGAGCGCCTTCTGCGGTGCGTGCTGATTTTGTAAAAACAGTCGCGCCGTCAAACTTACAATAAAACTTTTTCATCGGTGGCAGCGGCTGACGCTCCTGCTTGCCGGTGCCATTGCACTTGAAGCAAACACCGCTAAGCACGTTTCTGTGCGCGGCGATTTCGCCAGTGCCGCCACATTTAATGCAATCATAAGTCATTTTGTAATCCTCCGTTACTGATACAGTTAACATAATGTTAACAGATACAAAGTACAACCCTCTAATTGCGAAAAATTACGCGAAATGGTAAAAAATGTGCATGCGGTTCCTCCCTCCCACGCCGCAAGAGCTGCAAGGCTCCCCCGCGCGGCCTCCCACGCGCGGGGTTTATTTACAACGATTTTCCTGTATTATGTGCATAACGCGTTAAAAGGAGCTCACGATGCCCAAGAAGGGACTGTATGCGAACATCCACGCCAAGCGTAAACGCATTGCGGCGGGGTCTGGCGAAAAGATGCGCAAGGTCGGCTCGAAGGGCGCTCCGAGCGCGAAAGCGTTTAAGGCAGCGGCTAAGACCGCGAAGAAACCGAAGAAGAAGGCGAAGAAGTGATGTAATGTTTACGGCGTTTGTTCTTTTATGCGCGCAAGCGAACTGCTTTGCGATTGGAGGCCCAGCCTTTGCGACCGAGGAACAATGCGTTGCGGATTTTATGCAAAACGGCGTCATATCGCTGCAAGTGCGTTATCCGACACATACGATCGTGCAAGTGAAATGTTATGAGTGGGAGAAGAAGGTTCAGTCGTAATGCCATATAGCAAATACTCGCCCAAGCAGAAGAAGTTAGCCGCAATGGCTGGCAACCGTAAGAAGATTACCGCAGCCGACTTAAAGGCTGTTAAAAAGGCAAAAGCGAAGAAGAGGAAGAAGTGATGTCCGCGACAACGACCACTGGTATCCCGTGTAAAGGCTGTCCAACACCGGCAGCGTGTAAGAAGGCTGGCGTTTGCCTTGGAAGGCTAAAGAAGTCAATCTGATGCCTGAGAAGAAGAAAGATGCTCGGTTATCTCGTGTCGGCGTATCTGGATATAACAAGCCAAAGCGCACGCCCAAGCACCCGACGAAATCGCACGTCGTGGTTGCGAAGGACGGCGACAAGGTTAAGACGATCCGCTTTGGCCAGCAGGGTGTCAGTGGCGACAAGAAAACTACGGCGCGCAGCAAGTCGTTTAAGGCGCGCCATGCGAAAAACATAGCCAAGGGCAAGATGTCCGCGGCTTACTGGGCAAACAAGGTGAAGTGGTGATGAATTTACTGGATGACATTATAAAATTCGCTTTGCGGCAGCGTTATCCTGAAGTGACGCCGCCGGTCACTAAATTCGACAAGAAAAAGGGCAAAGAGTATTTAGCGAAAAGCGAAAGCCCAGAAGCTAAAGCCGTAAAGAAATTACGCGATGCCACGCAGCGTCGCATCAATGCTGGCGACTATGACCCGTATTTTAACATCGCCGATCGCTTCACTGTTGACCGATACAAGTATCCGGTCGCGTCGCAGCCAAATCAAACGCTTTCTGTTTTGCCAGCAAAGCAAGAAACAATAGATAAATATAGAAAATTTTATGGTGACCCTAAATCTAAGCAAAATCTTCTTGAGGCATATGAAAAAGGTAGTGATAGACCGAATACATCTGACTGGTATTACATGGGCCAGCTCGAAAAAGAGTTTATCGATGAATATGGTGAAGAATTAGGTCGTTCAAAATTTGTTGAGATGTTTGCAGATCCGATGGCAGCTTGGACTGGCGGTGCAGATCCACAGGCCAACCTTTTGATGGCTGGCTTCGATAACTTCCGTAAAGCACAAGGCGTTGGGTTGCCGGAAAACACATTTGACTACCCATACCCGATTGGGGGACGTTTTTTAGGCAACAACGCAAAGGCTGCATCTAAGATTGAAGGTGAAGGCGGTATCAATCCTGCGACAAATCCAAAGCGTTTTAACTTTTCTACAAATTTCCAAGGCGCCGGCGATCGTGCGACAATGGATGAGCAGATGATGACCATTGGATACAATATGCAAGTGCCAACGCCAAAGACATATGGAGCTGTCGAAGAAGTCGCCATGGAGCTTGCTGACAAAAAAGGCGTAACGCCTATGAAATTTCAAGAAGTAGTCTGGCACGGTGGAACTGGGAAAGAGGGAAAGCCTATGATCCAGTTTGTGAATGAAGCGATCGAACGCACCAGCGCAGTCACCGGTCTGCCGCCAAAAGATGTCGTTAGAATGATGGTTCGCGGTAGCATTCCAATTTTTAGTGCAGGCGCGGCGGCTCCGATGACAAGCGATATTCTTAATTACTTTTCAACGCTAGAAGGTGACGGTTCCTGATGGCTAACCCGTTAAAATACGCGCGTGGTTTGCTTGACTTATTACACTTCTCAGATGAAGTGCGCCCAGTCGTCGATCCCATGAAGCATCTGACCAACCCCAATATTCGCGGGGCAGAGGCTTCACTCGCGCGTTCAAAGGTGAGAACAACGCCATTTCGTCAAGAGCCAAAAGAGTTTTATGATCCTTACCCACCTCAAAGCTATTGGGCATCTGAGGGATATAAAAAAGAGCGCGGTCTAGGTGATGCGATCCACACGACGCGTCAGCCGGTTGAGGGCTTTTATGACATTAGTCAGGATGCGGATCGCTTTTTGCCAGTAGCGATTGAGAAAGTTGATGACATTTTATCAACTAATAAAATTAACATCCCTGACGGGGAACGATCTGACTTGATTATTTCTGAAGCTATGAATATGGCAAAAGTCGCAAAATATCTTGGCCTACAAAACCGCAAAGCTAGACCAAATGTTTACACGCAATTCAATCCTGTTGTTCCGGAGTTTGTGAGGCCTCCAGAGGGACAATTTATGAGCATTCTCGATTACTTGGAGGGATTAGAGAAATGAGCACACACGTTTATGAAACCGAAATGAATGATTTTGGTAAATCTCTTTTAGAGACTAACCCAAATTTTAAAATTGAAATTCTTGAAACCTTGGGCGACGAGAATGATCTTCTACCGATGTATAAAGTTCGAGTGACTGAAGAGAGGCCAGATGAGTGACATATATTCCTTAATGGATCGCCGATTAAACTGGCGCACTGGCCCTGATGGCTCTTTGTATTATGGCGGACAAGAAATCGCGCCTCCTCGCCCAAGTATAAGACCACGTCAGACCACTTTTAGTGAGAACATGGTGGATCTGTTTAGTAAAATTATTCCGCAGACATCAGCGGAAAATTTATTTGGCGGAAGGCTGTATCCGCAGGGTGACGCGTTGATGCGTTTCACTGGGTCTAGTGGGTTAGCTAATGTGACACCGGTCACTGCTGGTATGATGTCTGCTGGGCAAGCCGTGAAGGATGTATCACGCGGTGATTATGGGAGCGCGGCTGCAAATACCGCATTTAGTTTATTGGACGCTGTTGGCTCTGGTTTAGTTCTAAAAAATGCTTACAGATCTGCGCGGCAATCACCTGAGCTTGTGGAGTTAACGCAAAGCCCGCAATCTCGCGAATATTTCAGTAATATGCTAAAAGAGGCCCAAGACACGCAGGGGCCAATAGGATTACAGGTCGACGTTTACCCTCCGGAAGGATACAAAAATAAAGCGATGATAGCTTCTCCATATGGCGATGGTGGTTTTGCCATAACTCCAGAGGGGGAGCTAACATCTCTTGTTAAAAATAAAAATTCGAAGATCAAAGGCTTTGCAGGCAAGGCCTTAAACTATGACAAGGAAAATGGCGTTTTCTTGAACGCATTTGACACTGAATTAACGAAACTTTACGCGCAAAACGGTTTCCGTCCTGTTTCAAGAACATCGTTTGATGAAGACTTGTTTAGATCAGAAATTGGTGATGAGGCTGTCGATGCCTTTATGACAGCAAACAAGAAGTTTAATGAAGGCAAGCCGGACGTCGTGTTTATGGTAAGAGATCCGGATTACCATGGCCCGTTTGCAAATCAATTCGGTGGACGTCGAACTGATTATATGAGCGCGCAAAATGACCTTTTGCGTGAAGTCGAGAGATTAGGGTATAAAAACAGATGACTATAATAAGAGACTTTCCGTCAAGAGTTGCGGCTGCGCTAAAGAAAAAAGCAGAGCAAGAGCAAAAAGGGTCTAAGTGATGGACTACGAAATCAACGAACTCGCGGCGCAGATCGAAGCCGAGCTAAACCCTGACCAGATGGACGACGCCGAGCTGCAGGGCATTGTCGGCAAGGAGATCGAGGACGCGATCGACTACATCGACAACTGGATCTCTCCAGTACGCGCCACGGCGACGCAATACTACCGCGGCGAGCCGTTTGGCAATGAGGAGGAGGGCCGCAGCCAAGTTGTCAGCATGGACGTGCGCGACACCGTGCAGGCGATTATCCCGTCTCTGATGCGCATATTCCACAGCACCGAGCGCACAGTTGAATACGTCCCGCAAGGCCCAGAAGATGTTGACGCGGCAAAGCAGGCGACGGAATACGCAAACTACATCATCAATCGTGATAACAACGGCTTCCTGCACATGCACGCCGCGTTCAAGGACGCGTTAATTCGCAAGGCTGGCATACTGAAGTGCTACTGGGATGACCAGACACGCTTTGAGACGCATGACTTAACTGGCTTGGACGATAACGCGCTTGCCGCATTGATGGCGGATCCCGACGCGGAAGTTGAAATCGTCGCATCCGAGATGGTTGGCGAGCCTCAGATTGACCCAATGACTGGCGAAATCGTACCGCCTCCATCAGTGCACGCCGTGCGCATGACTTACGTGCACCCAGATGGACGTGTTCGTTTAGAGGCAGTGCCGCCGGAAGAGTTCCTGATTTCACGCGAGGCAAAGTCACTTGAGGACAGCGACTACGTTGCACATAGACGCGTCGTAACCGTGTCTGAACTCGTGGCAATGGGCTACGATTATGACGAAGTGTCTTCCCTCGCGTCCGCGTATGACGAGATGGAGACAAACGTCGAGCGTTACACACGTAACAAGGCGCTCACCAACGAAATGAACGAGCGCTACGATCCGGCGATGAAGAAAGTGCTCTACGTCGAAAACTACATCAAGGTGGACTACGACGGAGACGGCATCGCGGAACTGCGCAAAGTGTGCACCGCCGGCGACGGAAACACGATCCTAGCGAACGAGCCATGCGCGATGGTGCCGTTTGCCGTGTTCTGCCCAGACCCAGAGGCGCACGACTTTTTCGGCATGTCAATCGCTGACACCGTCATGGACATCCAGCGCATTAAGTCGTCCATCATGCGTAATACGCTCGACAGCTTGGCGATGTCTATTCACCCACGCATGGCGATCACCGAGGGCATGGTTAATATCGAGGACGTCCTCTCAACTGAGACGGGCGCCATTATCCGCCAGCGTTCCGCCGGTCAAGTGCAGCCACTTGCAATGCCATTTGTTGGTCAACAGGCGTTTCCGGTTTTGCAGTACATGGACGAGATCAAAGAGGCCCGCACAGGCATCTCAAAGGCGTCTGCAGGCTTGGATGCGGGTGCATTGCAATCATCTACCGCGTCAGCCGTTCAGGCGACTGTCAGCGCCGCACAGCAGCACATTGAGCTGATTGCGCGTATCTTTGCTGAAACCGGAATGAAGCAGCTCTACAAGATTGTGCTGCACCTTTTGACAACGCATCAAGACCGTGCGCGCATGGTACGCCTGACAAACGAGTTTGTGCCGATTGACCCACGCGTCTGGAATGCTAACATGGACGTTACGATTAACGTCGCACTTGGTCGCGGCTCAGATAGTGAGCGCATGATGATGATGCGCCAAATTAGCGACATGCAGAAAGAGGCCATCATGCAGATGGGCCCAGTTAATCCGCTGACAGACATGAGTAAGCTAGCCAACACATTGAAGTCTATGACGGAGCTTGCGGGCTTCAAGGATGCATCGCAATTCTGGTCAGATCCTGCACAGTTCCAAGCGCCACCGCAGGAGGATAAACCGGATATCAACGAGCAGTTGATCGCGGTGCAAATTCAGCAGATCCAAGCAGACATCCAAAAGAAGGCGGCAGAGCTGCAACTTGGACGCGAGAAGATGATCATGGAAGACGATCGCAAGCGTGACGAGCTGGATGCGGAGTTGTTCGTGAAGGCAGAAGAAATGAAGGCCAAGTATGGCACGCAACTCAACGTGGAGCAGATCCGCTCTGAGTTGGCAATTAATCGGGAGGTGATGAAGGCGCAAGCCGACGTCATAAAGAGTGGAATAGATGGTGAAGACTAAGCAGCAAATCATAGACGACGGGCAGGAGGCTGCCCGTCTCTTACGTGACACTGATCTCATACGTTTTCTGGATGAGACGGAGCAGGATTGCTGGGAGGAGTTCAAGTCGACGAGCACCGGCGATAGAGATGCCCGAGAGGACATCTACATGAAACTGCGCGGTGTACAGGCGTTTCGCCAGAAGCTGCGTGCAATGGAAGATAATGCGACTATTGAAAAAAAGTAGAAATAGCCGCATAATATGGAGCTATAGCAATGTCAGAAGCCAACAACCCGTTAGGGACTGATCTGAACACAGCACAAAATGCCATCAGAGACATGATCGCGCCCCAAGAGGATAACGTGACAGACACTGAGGCGCTTGAGGTCGAAGCCGTTGAGGCGGAGGCCGAAATGCCAGAGAACGCTGAAGAGTACTCTCAAGAGTACGATACAGAGTACGAAGGCGATCACGAGAGCGAAGACGAAGCCGACGAGCAAGGCGACGCATCTTTCGACATACTGGCGGCCACGGTCGAGGTAGATGGAGAAGAGATTACCGTCGAGGAGCTAAAACGCGGAAATCTGAGGCATCGGGATTATACACGTAAAACTCAGGAGCTAGCGGAAGCCCGTCGTGAGATGGCCGCACAAGCTGAAGAGATTGAACGTGAACGTGCTCAATACGCTCAGATGTTACCTGCACTGCAGGAGCGTTTGCAGCAACCGGTTGAACAGGAGCCCGACTGGGACACTCTGTACGATACAGACCCCACGATGGCAGCGAAGGCAGAACGCCAGTGGAGAAAGCAGCAAGAGGAGCGCGCAGCTCAACTTGAGGCAGTCCAAGCTGAGCGTCAGCGTATGGCTCAATTAGAGCAGCAACGCATGGAGCAAATGCAGTCTCGATACTTCGAGGAGCAGCGCCAAATTCTGCCTGAGATCATTCCAGAATGGCGTGACACTGCTGTCGCGTCTAAAGAGGCTAAAGACCTTCGCTCATTCCTCTTAAACGAGGGTTTCACTGAGCAAGATGTCAATGGTCTAACGAATGCGACGCTTGTGAAGCTAGCGAGGAAAGCAATGCTGTACGATCAAGGCCAGACACGCGCAACGGAGGCTAAGCAAAAGCCGAAGACGCAGAAGCCGAGAAAGACGCTAAAAGCTGGATCTCGTGGTTCGCAGCCTAAACCTAGAAGTGAGCAACAACAAGCGCTACAGCGCGCACGTCAAACTGGTCGCATGCAAGATGCTGCGGCTGCAATTAAATCGTTACTCTAGGAGGCCATTATGGCTATCGTATCAAACACATTCACATCGCATGACGGTGTGGGCATTCGCGAAAGTCTTGCAGACGTAATCGCGAATATTTCACCAGAGGAAGTCCCTCTACAATCTAACATTGGCTCAGAAAGCGTAGCCAACACTTACTTCGAGTGGCAGACTGACAGCTTGGCTTCAACAAGCACAACTGCAGTCATCGATGGTGACGACGTGTCATCATTCGACAGCACAGCGGCGACAAGCCGTGTAGGCAACTACACACATATCCGCCGTCGCACCACAATCGTTGCTGACAACTACTCAGCGCTAGACACAGCAGGCCGCAACGACGAACTTGCGTACCAGCTAGCGAAGCGCGGTAAGGAGTTGAAGCGCGACATCGAGGCAGTTTTGACTGCGAACAACGCGCAAGTTGCTGGTAACTCTTCAACAGCTCGTGAGACAGGCGGCTTGGGCGCTTGGGTTGCGACTAACGAGAACGTCGGCACAGGCGGCGGTTTGACAACTGGCGACGGTACAACTGCACGTACAGACGGCACTCAGCGTGACTTCACTGAGACAATGCTGAAAGACGCAATGCAGCAGGCGTTCGTTTCTGGCG